GAAGTTCAAACGGCTATCACTGGACGAGCAAAAGAAATATTTCGCGAAGATCAGACGCGGTGCCTAAAACTCGCCAGCGAATGATAAGAGTTGAATAGGGCCATCGGCGCGACGAGGAAGTTTCTTTTCCTTCAAAATCTCGTCAATAATGTAATTGTTCTTGAGTGCGTCGAGTGCTTTCCGGTCGTAGTAAATCGTCGCAAGATGCGATAGACTTACCCGCTTAATTTCATCAAGCACGAATCCAGAGCGAGTTGGAATGACGAGCGGCTTCGGAATGATAATCTTCGACGGAAACGACCAAACCCTTCCAAGCGGAATAACCTGCTCTGCCGCGATTGCAGCAATCCCGCCAGTGAGCAATTGAAGGAATCCGCGCCGATTCATGGCCGACAGTCTACCATTTCCAAAATAACGTGCCAATGGAGAATAGTGTAATCCACTGGATACACTAGGAGCCAAAAGTGGCATATCAACCGGCATCAGTCCTAACGAGTACTGCGGGACTTTCGCATCTTTCCTCGATCTACTATGACCGCGTAGGCGTTGAAAACCTCAAGGCCAATTTGCCATTCGTGGCTACCACTTCGCGCCGGAAACTTCCAGACCGGAACGGGCGCACCATCCAGCTCTACAGCTATGACCTGCTAGGGTCAGCGACTTCTCCCGGTTCAGAAGGCACGGTTGGCACAGGCGAGAATCCGACTACCTCAATTCGCAATGTCACGGTGCAGCAGTATTTCAACTTCGCATCGTTCTCCGACATCCTGGTAGAGACTGCCATTGATCCAATCGTGGAGAACACGGCGGCTGAAATGGGCTATCAGGCCGCTCTGACCGCAAACGTTCTGGCGCGTACCGAGTACGAAGCGGAAGCGACGGCAGTTTCGGCCATCGTCACGTCATGCACTGACAATGAATTCATGTCAGCATCGCTGGTTCGCGCAATGGCAATGTCGCTGCGCAACGCTGACGTTAGGCCACAGTCGGATGGAATGTTTGTCGGCATTATCTCCCCTGCTCCAGCATTCGATTTGCTGAATGACAACACGGCTGGCGGCGTGATTGACATTCTGAAATACCACCGCGAAGGTTCCGAAGAGTTGCAGCGTGGCGTGCAAGCCTACCGGATTATCGACTTGGCCGGCGTTCGATTCATCGAAACCACGACCACCACGACCTATTCAAACTTCCCAAGCAGCGGCAAGACTGGTTACGGAACTTATGTCATCGGTCAGGATGCCGTGTTCTCAGTTTCGTTGGGCGCGACGGAAATTCCGGAACAGCGAAACTTCCAGATCACCGTTCGGAACTGGGAGCCGAGCGTTGCCGATCCAGCACGTGTTGTCGGCGCAAGTGCGGCATATAATTTCAAATACGCGGCCCTTCGCGTTCCTCAAAATCCAAGCCTGAACCCACGTTTCCGTGTGACCAAGAGTGAGGCTTCAATCAGCTAATGTATTCTCCCGCATCGCTCCTTAACCCTGTAGAATACGGCGCTCCGCAAATCGGAGCGCCGATTGTATATGTAGTGAGGCACGCGCAGAATGATGACGACAAACAGGGAAAAATCCGAGGACTCAAAGACCTGCCCCTTAACGAATTCGGAGAGCGACAGCTTGATACTGTACGCGAGTTCTTCAGAGGAAAGCATGTATTGGCCGTCATTACTGACGATCTCTCAAGAACTCGCCAGACCGCCCTGGCTGTGGCATTAGCCTGTGGATGCGAAGTTGAGACTGACTTGGGGCTGCGCTCATGGGATCTGGGGAAACTGGAAGGCAAATCCATGAGCGCTCACAAAATGGAAATCCAGGATTTCAAAGCGCATCCTGACAAAGTTCCAACCGCGGGGCAATCTTGGGGCGAGTTCAAGCGACAGGCATATGACGCAATAGGTCGCCTGACACGCAAGGCAATGGAAGGTTCCGCGCCGATTGTGCTAGTCACTCATGGCAGTTTCATTCAAGTGTTCTGCTCAGAATACGGCAATTTTGACTGCGACGGAGACTATGACCACACGCCATTGGAACAGGCTGGAATTGCTGCTTTGTACCTGACAAGGCAAGGCCATGAACTTAAAATCCTCGAAGGCGGGAACGGAGACATCGACGAATGATTCAGGTAGTGTCTGAATACGCGAACGTGCGAAAACTGGCTCCGCTTCCTGCCAACTGCAAGAACTGGACCATTAAACCTAAGCCACAGCCGATAGGGATAGAGCGCCAACTCAAAGGCCATGTGACCGTCCGGCATGGTCATTCCTACCTGACCGACAAAGTTACCAGCGTTACCTATGATAATCCCGAGGAAATGCTCAAGGGAATGCATCAGGCGACCGAAAAGCGATTGGAAGCCTACAGACACCCAGACCAGAAGGATTTCGTCAACAGCGAGCGCCAGAACGTCGGCGGCATGTGGTCTAGCGAGCTAGTCAGGCGAATTCGGAAGATAAATCCGAAATTGTTCATCCAGGATTCCAGGAATGCTCCTGGCTGCGCGGCATTCTACAAGATGGTTGGTGACGAACTGACGTACACCAACGCTTCCTTCCGGCATGGATTCGTGCCGAAGTACTCAATTATGAAAGAGGACAAGGCGGGACTCGCTACCGAGTTCACGTATGGATGGACGACGGTACTGTTGCGGCTCATCAAGCTTGGCGATCTGAAATACAATGCGGTAGTGCGGGAGTTCGGCTACATTGACGATGACCGCGCAAAGCATTGGGCGATTTATACCAAGCAGTATCGCGCCTAGAAACGTGCGTGCCAACAGCGAATAGTGTAATCCATCAGGAGACAACAACATGGCCGTTATCGGAACTCTAGTAGCAAATCAGCCATCGGCGGCGGGCTGGTGGACTGAATGTACGGTAGCATCAGCACAAGCGATCACCGGAACTTCGACGGCCACGCATACGATTGTCTATTCCAACACATTCAACCGCGAATTCCAGCCTTCCCTTCCGCTTGCGTGCATTGTCCTGAATCCGTTCACGGCTACGTCGGCGGCTGCGAGTGCTTACGCGACATTGCAGAATGGAACAAATGACATTTCCGCGCAGCAGGGCGGAGCGACTGGCGGAATCGGAATCCAGAAGGTGATTCTGGGAACCACGGCGCAGCAAACGAATACTTCCACCGGACTGATTTCCTACTCCGAAAGTGGCACGCTTTCGCTGACGTTTGTCAATGCCGGAGCGACCGCGACTGTCACTGCCGGAACCCGTTTGCTGTTTGTTCAAGTACAGGGTAACTAGGAGAAATCATGGCTGCTGACCAGAAACCGAATCGGCTACCAATTACAGCACCGCATCGCTACGCGCAGTACTTCCCGAGTGGATGGCCGGGAGTCACGGCGGCGGCGGCCGGCGTTACCGTCGTGACGTTGACGGCTGCGTTTGGATTCAAGATGAACGGGCAAGTTGAAGTGACTCTGCCGCACGATGCTACACTTGCGGCTGGACTGGTCATTGGACAGGCGCAGTTGCTTGGACCGGCATCCGGTTCTTACGCTGCCGGGAACCACCCACGCATCACGGTCCAAGTGCAAAACACGGCAGGGATCACTTCTACGGCAGTGTGTGACATGATTGCCGTGCAGTACTAAGAGGGAAAAATGGCAGACAATATTTCGATGACGACTCAGCAGTTCGAGCAGATGATGATTCGGCTCGCAACTGAATTGCGAAAACCTCCCGTTGATCCGATCAAGGAAAAACAGGCGCAGCGTCAAAAGGAAATGCGGGATTCAGGCAACGCCGAAATGTGGAAGCGCAAGGCCGAGAAAAAGAAAATCTGCCAGCACTCGCGTCCGGATGGCTCCTGCGTCATCGCATGGGCTACGCAGTCAGACAACAACATTCGCGGCTACTGTCCGCATTGCGACTCAGTTTTCAGCATTGCTGAGGATGGCAAGGAAGAATTCCTGAAACAGTACAACCGTCCGAAAGGGATGATGGAGTCAGTCCGGGTTGTAGCCTAAAGCTGCAACCCTGCCAAGGGAGCAGCAATGGGTGTAGTTACTGGCACCTTTCAATTACCGACAGGCGCACCAGCGGCGAATGCGCTCTATCAGTGGAAGCTCTCTGGCGATGCCATTGCCACGTCGACCAGTGCGGCTATCGTTCCTACCCTGTTTACCGGCAACCTCGACACAAATGGGAACATGACTGCAACGTT